ATGGCGGTTGTGTTGTTTGCGCCGGTGCCGTACGATAAATTCCCCTGGTCCGTTCCGGTAGAGCCCGTGGCTCCCGTGTTTGCTGGCTGGCTCGCGCCTACTATGCCGTTGCCTATCGCGCTTTGAGAGTTGAGCGTTGCGTTCTCGACCATACTCAACAGTTGCAGAGCGGAAATGGCTTGTATGTTCGTCAGCTCCCAACCTGTACCCCTATTTTCGGCGTAACTCCGAGCGTCTGTGTTTGTGTCTATAGTGCTCGGCAATCTTCCCGCAACCGAAGTCAGCAAGGAAGTATTAGGGTCAAGGAAACCCTCGAATGCACCCACGTAAGCGTTTTCGACGAAACTGCCGTCGACGTAAAAGAGCGGATGTATGTCACTCGTGGATAATACGTGCGGTGTGACCAGGATACCGTATGGCGTGATTTGCTGCCCTATATCGGAAAGGTCAGCGATGTAGTAACGCGCGTGACCGCCATAGCTGTTATAATTAAGCGTATCAGTCCAGAACAGAAACGCTGGGATTTGCACCATGACCTGACCTAGCGCCGTGTCGGAATCGCTGTAACAGAACGAACCCCATGTCGAGGTAACGCTGCCGTCATCCGCCACTGTAACGCGCTGCATGTTGCCCCACGTTCCAAATGCGTTAAAGGGAGTACCCCCACTTGCGGGGCCGCTATACGTGGCATACGTGCCATCGTGTCCGATTCTTGTAAGCGTTGGTGATGAGTTGCTTCCAGACCATTCCACGCCTATTATTGTCATCTTTTACCTCGTTGTATCCATATCTTCCCCTAATACCTGTAATACGATATTGGCGGTCTAATGTACTGAAGCCGCGCGCCAGTCAATGCGTCCGAGCCACCATATCCTAATGTAATATCCTCACAGAAAATTCCACTTCCACGACCGCCGTTATACGCGCCGCCCACCCGTGGAACCCTTTCTGCCGACCACGTTCCGACCGTATAAGCGGCACACATGTATGTTGAGGTTGAGCCGCCCATTACAAACTTCTCAAACATCCACGCATCATCATCATAGCTGGCCCATCCAGCAGGGTACATAGGATTGCCGCTCGTCGCGTTTGCCAAATACGTTGCTTGTACATACGGCCAGCCCATTACGCCGGTAAAGTTTGTCAATGTCATTGTTGAACCAGCTACTGCCTTAGCTGTAGAGAGTGTGCTGGAGCCGTTTACGGCACAGATGCATACATAATAGGTATAACTGGATTCCGCGATGGTAAACCCGGCGTTTGTAACGAGCCCGGTGTCCACAAAAGTTAGAGGGACAGTCTCGTTCTGGTTTATGTTGGGTGGACTGTATGTCCCCACCCAGACCAACGAATCGTTCTGGCCAGGTGCCGCTCCCGCGACTGGGGCAGTACCTCCAGCCAAGGTTCTGTATATCGCGATAGTCACACCATCCGTTACAGCGGGGTATCCATATGAGGTGTTATTTTGTATTATTACCGATGCAGCGACTTGCACCTGAGTGTAGGTTGGGTCAATCGTAGCCGAAACCCCCGTTGATATGGGTGATATGGAGCTGGTAGAATAGTTATTCGCTAGAGTGCTTGTAGCGTATGGGGTGCCGGTAACAACCTGATCCGCCAGATTTGCTCCCGTGTAGTTGATCCATAAGCTGCGATCGGTGGCGATATTGATAGCGTCCAGGAGTGTAAACGTATTTCCAAACAGGTTTTCAACGCCCCGGTATGACGACGCATAAACGTTCGGCGCACATTTCACCTGACCGCTTCCATTTCCGAGATCGACGCTATGCAGACCGTTCAGGTTTACGTCGACCGAACCCGTCCATCCCGTGTTCTGCACGGCCGTGGCGCTTGTGATGCCAGCACTGAGCCCCCCCTGCGCCGTACTGCCGCTGGGCGTCATGCTGTCGAGGGATGCATATTCAACCAAGTACAATAACCGAAACATATTCCACGTCTGCCAATCCATTATGCCATAATCGAATAAGTTCGTAGGACCGGCTAGAGTGCAGTTTGTTCCCATATACGTCGCGAATGAGCGGAACTGAGCACGCGAATAACCTACGGTGGGTGAAACGTTTGCCATGCTGTACAACTTCGGAAATGCTGGCCGGGTCGTTACGTCGGCGAACGCCTCATACGCGCCAACGTAAATTGCGTCAAGGATGCTAGATACTTGACCATTGCCTCCCCGTTGGAAAGCAGGGTATATCCGGAAGCCCCGTAGTGGGAATGGAGAGACCCAATATTGCCAGACACCAGGCGTCGGGTAATTGCGCAAGGTCATATACCAGAACTTTGGCACCTCGACCATCACTTTTTTCTCGGTATTCTCCGCGAACGTTGAGTTGCCCAGGGCGTCAGTCTCGCCGTGAGCAGCGACATAATCGCCGTTATGGTTCAATATGACGCGTCGAATCCCTGCCCAGGGGTAATATGCATCGAAATCCGAGACGTGCAGAGAATAGTTGCTTGATGTTGGAGTTGTGTTGACCTCCAAGCCAACAGCGTCGCCAAGCCGCGTGAGACATGCGTTTGGATCCGAGATGCTGGTGTCCCACTGCACGCCGAACGCGAGCGGCGGCCTGGGAATGTAGAAATTATTGTACCTCTTGCCCATACTCATAATAATTTACCCCCCATATTCTGCAACATCCTGATCGAGGCAGCCGCCCGCACCGCTGCGTACCCGGCGGATCGGCTAAACTTCATAGCGTCACATATCGTCGGCGTCACGGTCTCGCCGTCCCCGCTTGGGTTAATATCAAGCTCCACCTCGCGTATTAACTCATTGAACACTAGGTTTCCTTTCTTTGCCACCCCTTTTGCAGCTCCCAGATTGACCGTCACGATATTTCCTATGTCCCAGTTTTGTAGGAACAGTGGTCCTTCATTAGGACGCAATGCAATCGTGATGCTCGTCGCGTACGAGTCGTTTGCAGCTTCGATAAGCGCTTGGGATTGCATGTCAGACATTATAGCCTCTGCCTGAGCGTCGGTGCCCGACGTGCCGCTTACGTTGCCGCCGTAGTTCACCTGCTTCTCGCGGCGACCGTAAAGTTGCGCGGACGTCAAATTCAGTAAGCTCGTAAACATCCGCTTGCCCGTATCGGTAGTTTGTCCGCCCCCCTGTGCGTAATAGTCAGGGCCCCCGACGAGAATGTAATTGGCGATCGGCAGCGCCTCACTGTATTGAAATTTTGGTATTGTCCCAAGTTCAGTTCCAAATATGGCCTGGTTTGTCTTGTCCACAGGTTCGAGCCACTGATATAATGCCCGCGTGGTCCCGGTTTCGGAGGTTTGTTTGATCTCAAAAGATTGATTTGGCATCGTCGTCGAGCTCGTGCCCCCCCCAGTCGGCGCTTGACTCTTCAGTATTTCAAGGCACGCGTCAAACAGGTATTGAAAGCGTCCTTGGTACTGTACAGTTACCCCACGCATGCTATCGTATGCGCAATCGAGGTAGCTAAGTCGTCTGTCCGTCGTGGAGTGGGGGCCCATATTGTAGTTGACATAATACGAAAGCACCGATTCGCATGGCCCACTCGTGCTATCATCAGCCACCGTGCCGTCCGGACTCCACCAGTTTTCTACGTTGGGTATCATGCCCTGTGGATCCGGCTCTATGTAGCGCGTTCGTAACAGTGAGGTGTCGCTCTCGCCGGTCAACGTGACCGTATCGGAGAAACCTTCATAATCCCGATCTACCTGAACGATTATGCCACTTAACAGCGCGTCCTCAATCGATGAATTATTTCGGATAATGACGATGCCCATCGGGACCCCGGCCGCCCCGCAGCCTCCAGGAGGAGCAAGTATCGAGTCGTATATATCTTCGATTTGCCAGCGTTTCAGATATTCCGCAGTAGGGAGCGTCATCGTCCAGGTTGACATATCAGCCCACTTGAGATCGACCTTCAGCTCTGTGTAGAGTGACACCTCATCAAGTCGCTCGAACTCAGAACTCCGCGAATATGCATCATAATGGCTTGATCCTGAGTCCATATCTTATTTCACACTCCAAAGTACTGATCGACCCATCGGAGGCGCAACTCCGCCCCTGATCCGGGATTGGTGAAGATCGGAACGATCTTATTTTCTCCTGGCATAAGTGAGAACGGCGTTGAATCGGTCGTCAGGTCAGCAAAGACAGAAGTGTTATGATTTAGTAACACATCACGAGGGGCCCGCGTATCGATGTAAATTCGCTGCGATGAGCTCACACTGCTCGAAAAATCCATGTATTCTCCGGTTGTCGTATTCAGAATCTCGACCTCGTCAAACGAGCCGCAAAGTGCCCATATAGGCCACGTAGGAACGTCGCCAGCGTTGTAAGCGGTGAACGGGGTATTTAGGTTGCTGATGCCCATTTCGCCAGTGGTTTTAGTATCGATCCAGATCTCATTTTCGACGGGGTTGTACCAGAAGGGCGAGTGAGCGATGAGCGTGATAACGAACATATAGAAGTACTCCGCGCGACCTGTGTTCGTTGATTCCTCGAAGTCCATCCCATCTTCATACAGGCAGGAGATAGCGCGCATTGTTCCGTCGGGCGCGGTAGTAACAATCTTTGGCATTCCGATGTCGTAGCTGAATGCGCGGTTTAGTTCCCTTATGTTGTACCGCATACTGTTAGCGCCGCCGCGCTGCGTTCCGTCGCGTACTATAAGTGGGAGCTCAAACTCACGCGGAGGGGTCTTATCGAGCTCTATTACTTCCCCTGGAAACGTGTAGACGGGTGTGCTCACGTATTCGAGCTTCGGCATCCATCGACCGTTTATACCTGGCCTGACGTCGTAGTTTGTATGATCGGACAGGTCGATCACGCCGCCGTCGCCACGGATGAAGTAAGTTTTTTGCTCTGCCATCTACTTCACATCCCGAGCTGCATGAACTCTTTTTTCCGCACTTCCTTCGAATACGTGTTGATAATCTTCTTGACCGTCGCGTTGCTCTCGTCGCCCTTGACGACCACGGTTAGATTGTACTGGTTCCCCTGATTCCCGATCTGAGTGGAACCGTCCAAGGGGGTCACCAGCTCGCGCCGATTGTTCTCACCGAGTACGGCGATCATCGGACCATTGACAATGCCGCCGCCCGCGAGGCCCCCGACAAGGGAGCCGATGTCTATAGCTAAGCCGAATCCAGACTTGACCGATGACGTAACTCCACCTACGATCGTGGTAATATCCCCCTTGATCGTCGATTCAGTTACCGGCGCGACCGTCGGCGTTGAGGTCCTCACGTAAGCGGACCCGCCAGAGTAAAACGACTGCGTGGTTGACGCGCTCGCTTGTGAGCTCATTGTAATGAGATCCATGATAAGCGAGATTCCTCCCGTAAAAATTTTCGCTATCCCGCTGATGAGGCCGCTTACGTCACCGAATATACCCGTGCCGCTGCTCCCACCGGAGCTTAGGGTGCTGATTACTGAACTCAACGACGTGAATCCATTTGTAATCGCGGTCTTCGTGTCAGTAGATACGTTGAACAATGATAGCAACTCGGAGAGCAATGCCCCAGCGCCGGTCTCCGTGGCGGTCGTAGTTTGTTGAGCGGCTGTTTTTGTCGTCGCTGCCGTAGTGGTCGCTGCCGTAGTCGTGTCAGTAGTAAATAAGTTGCCGATATCCTTGAGCCCCGTCATTATGTTTCCGCCGATCGTGGCAACGCTGTTTATTAGACTTGACGCTGCGCTTATTATGCTGTCAATGACGCCTTCGCTGGATGCCGTTGCTGCTGATGCCGCGTTAGCAGCCTTGTTCGTCAGGTCGGTTGTCTCACCACCGGGGCCGGCTGGCACGATAGAAAGCGGCCCTCCTGAACTTACGGGGACGGACACTTGCGTCGCTGATGCGTTTATTGCGTTGATCCGGTTCTCCAAATTAAACACACTGTCTACGGCTGATTGTATCGGGGCGAAAATTGTGGTGCCGAGCGTGCTCGGAGTCGGGTTGAGCATCAGGTCAGCGAGATCACCAATAGTTGAGACCACGGATGAAGGACTTATGGAATCAACTAGACTGCCCTGCCCTGGAGCGGGCACGATTCCACCGCCTGCCAGTTGCGGCAATACGTAACTTGGGGAGCCGGGCGACATTGTCATTCCGGCAGACCCGCCGATCGTCGGAACAACTGAAAAAACGTACGGGTCAACGTATTCCCACAAGTCGTACGGTACTACAAGCTCAGGTTTTCCCTCCTCAGCTAGCAATACGGGAACGCCCCCAGTTTGGGCTGCAACGATAGCGCCTTCCGCGGCTGGTACGATACTCGTGCCACCGGGAGCAAGGTAGCCATTTTGCCCCGCGTTATACACGATGCTTGCGCCAGGATGATTCGCTATCATCTGTTGGCATGTAGGACACATCGCCGCCCCAGCCGCATCGTTCATGAGGTAAAGAATGCCGCCGCTGCCAAGCTGCGCGCCGTTATCGTAGCCAGCGGGCGCTATGGCATAGGGATTGTTTGCCTGTTCATTTATCAACTGCTGGTCGCTCGTAGTGGGACCTGTGGACTTCCTATTAACTAGATTGTTATACGCCGTCTGCGCTGCTCCTATTGCACTCTGTAATGTGCCGACCGCACCTTGTACCTTGGTGCTAAGGTTATCAAAGAATGACTGCGCTGCGGTCGTCATCCAATCGCCCAATCCTTGAAGTGCAGTAGCCATCTTGCCTGCCCACGTTGAGTTACTAACAAAGTCGACGGCAGCGTCCCATAACCACTGACCGAGCCCCACGAGTGCGGCCGCCAATTTGCTCGCCCATGTTGCATTCGTAACGAAATCAACGGCTGCTGTCCATAACCACGTTCCTAACCCAATGAGAGCTCCCGTCATCTTACCGGCCCATGTTGCATTCGAAACAAAGTCGACGGCCGCGTTCCACAGCCACGTCCCGAAGCCGACGAGCGCCGCGCTTAATTTAGTGGCCCATGTTTTGTTAGAAACGAAGTCTGTTGCGGCGGTCCACAACCACGCAGCAAATCCAGTGATTGCTGCACTTATCTTAGTCTGCCACGTTTTGTTAGCAATGAAGTCCGCTGCGGCGTTCCATAACCACGTTCCGAAGCCGACGAGTGCAGCGGTGATTTTGCCAGGCAGTCCTGTAAAGAACGTAGCCGCCGCACTAAGTAGCCATGATCCAAAGCTAGAGACCGCTGTCTTGATTGCATTTCCGACGGAGGTTCCGATGTCGCCACTCGCTGCGCCTGCACTGCCTAGGCCGCCGGTAAGCATCTTGCCCCAGTCTATCTTCTCAAAAGCAGTTGCCGCTGAATTGAAAACAGATCCCCAATCGATTTTCATAATAGCTTCGCCGAGTGCTATTGCTATTTTGGCAAATATGTCAGGGACGAGTTCAAGCAGTTTTAAGAAAATGTCGCCTAGTTTCCCAAGGATGTCGGGTCCTGCCTTTTCCGTTCCCTGCGTCAGTGCAGTGGACATACCATTCGAAACGCTGCTCCCAGCGGTGCTCGTGCCACCGCCGCCGCCGAACAGGCTATCGAATGCTGCGCCGATTGCAGTTATCAAAGAATTCGCTACGCTGCTCCAATCGATACTGCCGAGGAGCGACATGAGGCTGTCGAACGCGCCGCCTACCGCGTTGATGATATTATTAACCATGGGCGTCGGATCCCAGTTCAACGCCTGAGTAAGAACGTCATCGAGTGTGTCCCCGAGACCGCCGAGCGCCCCTCCTGCGCTGCTCAATGCGCCGCCTATGGACGACCCGATGCCGCCGAGTGCTCCGCCCGCTCCGCTCAGCGCATTGCCTAATGCAGACGCAACGCCAGAGAACGCCGCACCCCAATCGATTTTTTGAAATCCGGCCGTTATCGCCTGTGTGAAAGCCGTTAGATTAGAGAAGATAAGAGTGAATATTTGCAGCCAATTAACCAATCTAAACAACGTCAGTATCGCGTTTAAAAATGCTGTAGCACTGCCGGTAAGCGTGGTGAAAAGCCCGCTTACTGCTCCGCCCCAATCGATGTTTTTAAGCGACGCAAATGCCCCTATGATCATCCCGCCGATCTTGTCGGCGATCCCCCCGATCGTCGTGGCCGACTCCTCGATTGACGTCACCATCATTCCGGGAAAGCCCATTATATCGTTCTTTATGGTGTTAAATCCACCCGTGAACCCGCTAATGAGATCGCTTCCAAGTTTGCTAAAGTTGAGACTTGTCAGATCACCGACAAGCTCTCCGACCCATCCGAGTAGAGATTTGAATTGGTCCACAAGAGCGCCGACCGATGTTCTAAAAGTATTTGATGTAGCATAGAGGACGCCGAACAGCGCCACGATCGGAGCGAGTATCGCCAAAACCGG